ACACATTTTGCTTTTCTCCGAAGGCAGATGCATAACTGCCCCAATACTTTTCACTTAATGTGGGGTATATTGTGGCCCCATTACATCGAGATCCTCATGAAGGAATTGGTATGTAAGATAACTCTTGTCATACTTCTTCCGCCATAATTCAACTCGATGCTCAAAATTAACGTTCAATTCATTAGTTAAGTGATAAACACCACTAATCTTTGCTACGTTAATCAACTCCGCGCGTCTTTTCTCATACACTTCTTCACCATGGTTAAACCATTCACGTAAAGCTGTGTCGATATTTTCAGCGCTCGCCATTTCCGGAGACAATGGACTCCCTTTCTGTCGCACATACATGTGCAACATCTTGAAAATAGACTTTTCAACCAAAGCACCGACATGTTGTCCTCTCTTCTTGCAATAAATAGACTTTCGTTTCAGAAATTCAAATTCTGATGAAGGCAAGAAATCCAAGAGTTCACTTTCTTTGTCGGGCATTGTATAAACTTGTCCATATTTTCCAAGAAACTCAGATATTCCTTTGATAGTAAAATTGTTTATTTTTGGACTGACAGATCCGATATTATCGTCACCATAAGTAACCAAATTAACAACACTCCTAAAAGGAATACGAGTATCAAGAGAGTCACAAACATTTTGAGAGTAAAAATAAGCACGCAAATTTAAACTCCCGCAAATACCATTCAAAACAACCGTCAATGAATTACCAGATATATGTGAACCTTCTGTAAGTCCAATAAGATCACCATTAAAAGCGATAAGTGAGTAAACTAAATCACCACTCATAGCTTCCATAATTTTCAAATCTTCCTCAGGATAATCACATTCTCTAGCAAAATCAATCATGATTCGAATAGCTGCAATAAGAAGCTGCGAAGGCAACTTCTGATCATATTTCCCATAATCACCACCAATCAAACGATCAGATCCGTAATGATATATATGATTATGCAACTCTTCCCATTCGGGACCATGACTATTGACACCAACTGCACATTCAGACAATTTTGGATTCATTTGCATAACACGTACAATAGGCAAGAAATATTTCCGTACTAACCAAGTCAACGATACTGGATTTCCGTAGAATATCCTGCATTTTGGCTTGGAAAGAACTTCAACTTTCTTACAAGCTTTTGCAATTGTGTATGCTCGTTGTCCGTCGCGATAACAATTCTCGCAACGTTCAATCTCATCCATAATTTCCTTTGAGAATATACGATTGTTAGGTCGTTCAATTGTTGGTTGCAATTCAGTTACATACGGTCTCTTTTTACCCCGTAAAGGGTAACCGATACTCGTATCCAACTTCAAAGCATCCATGAATTTTCTTCCAGGGATTCCACAAAGATTTTCATGATCATCCAACGGTTTTGCACTATTCCAGAGATCACTCCGAAACAATTTTAGCATATCCGATTTATAATCATGAACACAAATTGTCAACAAATCATGAGGATAAGGCAAAGCAGGTACAGCCATATTAGCTAAACATGTTTGCCATCCATACCACTCAGGTTGCATAACAGGACCACAGTAAATATT